AAAAAATTTGAAGACTGGAGAAACTAAAGAACTATCCATGTCTATGAAAAAGTATGATGAATGGAGGAAGGATAATCCTGACTGGGATAAAGATTGGTCACAGGGGACAGGTGGAACTGTCAGTTCTACCGGAGATGTGTACAGTAAAACCGATGGTGGATGGAATGAAGTTCTCTCAAGAGTTGGGTCAATGCCCGGTTCAAAAGTAAAACCTCAAAAGATTACACACTTCTAATGCCTGCTAGAAAAAAGAAAACTTCCAATCAAGTTGGGGTAGGTATGACTGCCAAGCAACTCAAAAGAAAAAAACCTTATAACTCTGATATGATGATTCCGATCGAGGCATTGACCGAGAATCAAAAAAAATTATTTGCATCACTCGAAGAGGGTAAGAATGTATATACATATGGAGTGGCAGGAACTGGTAAGACTTTTGTTATTTTATATCATGCCCTCAAACAAGTCCTCGATCCTATAACACCATACAATAGAGTTGTTATAGTAAGATCACTTGTATCCACAAGGGAAATTGGTTTCTTACCCGGTGATCATGATGATAAGGCAGCACTATATCAAATACCATATAAGAATATGGTCAAGTATATGTTTGAGTTACCTACAGACAGTGATTTTGAAATGTTGTGGGGTAATCTCAAGACACAAGAGAGTGTGAAGTTTTGGTCAACTAGTTTTGTTAGAGGCACAACACTCGATGATTGTATTATGATAGTTGATGAATGTCAGAACTTGAATTTTCATGAGTTAGATAGTATAATAACAAGAGTAGGAGAGAACTGTAAGATCCACTTCTGTGGTGACGCTGCACAAACCGACCTCGTAAAAACAAATGAGAAAAATGGTATCCTTGACTTTATGAAAATACTTTCAGCAATGCCTGAATTTGATTCTATTGAATTTGGTATTGAAGATATAGTAAGATCAGGATTAGTCAAGAGTTATATCCTCAACAAACTTGCAATGAGTATTGATGTTTAATCATGTAGAGTGTGATCTTCCTGCACTATCAAGGAAGACTATCGATGGTGTTCGATACTATTCGGTTGATGATAGACCGATGGTATCCATCACTTCTGTTACATCATATTGGAATCGAGAGATTTTTAAAAACTGGAGAGCAAGAGTCGGTGAGGAGGAAGCAAACAGAATCACCAAGAGAGCAACTAATCGTGGTACAAAAACTCATGAATTGATCGAACACTTCTTACTTAATAAAGAGGTTGTACTAGACAATCCTAGCACCAAGATGTTATTCACTCAAGCAAAAAAAGAATTGAAAAATATAGATAACATCTATGCATTAGAGAAATCTTTATTCAGTAGAGAGTTAGGAGTAGCAGGAACAGTTGACTGTATTGCAGAATACAAAGGAGAACTTGCAATCATTGACTTCAAAACTGCAGAGAAACCTAAACCTGTTGATTGGATCGAGAATTATTTTGTACAAGCAGCAGCATATGCCTGTATGTTCTATGAAATTACAGATATACCCGTCAAGAAACTTGTCATTCTTATGACATGTGCTAACGGAGAGGTGAAAGTTTACGAAGAGTATGATAAAATGAAGTATATGAAAAAACTTGTCCAGTATATCCAATTATTTGTTGAGGAGAAACTAAATGAAATCCAAAAATGAAGTCAAAGAGATTCTCAAAAAGAATTTTCTTTGTTCAGAAAAGTTTGCAATGGAGATTGAGAAACTTGTCAAGGAGAATGAGTCGATGAATTATATTGAGGCAATCTGTCACTACTGTGAAGAGAACAGTATAGAGATTGATAACGTCGGCAAACTCATATCTAAACCGTTGAAAGAAAAGTTGAAGTGTAATGCTACAAATCTAAATTACTTAAAAAGAACTTCTAAAGCAAAATTCTCTATCTGAAATGAACTTTATTGGCATAGGTGGTGCTCGTCATGATACAAGTATTGCTGCATTGATTGATGGTGAGTTCAAATATAGAAAAAGTGAACGTTCTTTTGGAATCAAACATCATGCAGCAGACGGGAAATGGT